CCATCTTTTGCATTTAATTCTCCATGTGCTCCAAAAGGAATTGTATTATCATCATCAAGAAATTGTGCTACTATAGGCATAGTTTTTACACTATCTATATTCTCTTCGACATATTCTTTTTTCCAACTTATACCATTAGAATTGTATTTTTTATCAGAATCATATATTTCATGCAATACAAATTTACAAGGAGTCCTGCCTGCTTTTGATGTTTTTTTTGATATTTCTATAATTGAATTATTCGTTTTTTTCACCACCTTTACACAATTATATTATTATTTACATATTCCCAATGTAATAAAGTCCCATCTTCTAATTTTCCAGATACATTTCTTTGTTTTTTACAACATTGAGATATTTGTGATACTTTAGCATTAATTATTTCTTTTACCGCTTCAGCAATAGAATTAAAAATAATACCTGTTTCTACACATTTTACTTTTTTAGAATTTTTCTTTCCTGTTTTAATACCTTTTTTTATCATTTCTTCTTTAGCATTATAATTACACCAATTCAATTTACATCCTTTTTTAAGATAATCTCTAACTGTGCCATAATGTAATTTCATTAATAATCCAATTTCCTTAGTATTATTAATTCCATTGTTCCAATATTCACATGCGATTTTTACAAAACTATTACATGCAAATTCATGACATTTTAACCAATCTATATTGCTTAAATCAAATAATTCAACTAATTTACTATTAAGAATATTATTTTTAATCCATTCTAATTCTGATTTTCTACAATCTATAATTATATAGTTATTAATTCCATTTTCTTGTGCCGATTGTTGTTTATATTTATCGTTATTTTGTTCTTCTAGTAAAGTTCTTATTTTTTTATTATTTATATATTCAAATTCAGATTTATAATGTTGTAAACCGTGTGCTTCAATAATTATATTATAATATGATAAATAAAAATCATATCTTCTATTTTTACACCATTCAAATTCCTTTTCTTTTTCATATTCAATATTAATTTGATTTAATAAAGATATTATAAATTTTTCAGGATAACTAATACCATCTCCACATCTAGGGCATGAAAAATGATAATATGAAACATGCCCAATTTTTTTATTTTTTACAATATAGCCACAATCAGGACATTTCCAATCAACTTTTACTCCACTATATTGTGTATATTTATACCCATCTTCTGGATTAGCTAATAATTTTGCAACATCTGGATTTGTTGTCCATATATCATTAAATCCAATTAATATTTTTCTTGGAGTTGGGCAACAGTAAGGGCAACCATTACCATTTAATAAATTATTAGCTTTAGGATTCCACTCTCCTCCACATTTTTTACATTTTACATCAATATAATCTTTAGCAGTTTTATACTTACCAATAACTTCGATATTAGAATTTATATTTTTTAAATCTTCAATAAATTCTTCATGTTTTTTCTTTTTACTCATTATTTATCATTCCTTTCTAATGATTATTTCTTCCTTTCATAACTTAAAATTAAACAATAAAAGAAGGAGAGTGAAAGGTGCTCTCCTTGTTAATAAGGTTAATTACTCCTTATCTATCTTTTATAAATTATACAGTTTATAAAACATATTATTATTTTTGACTTTTAACTTTTTGATCATTACTCTTTAAATTTTTAGTAGTTAAACCAGAATCTTTTAAATCTTTTTCATCTTTTTGTGGTCTTCCTCCTAAATTACCATCTTCATTTGCAGTATCAGCATTATCACTAGCTGTAAAACTAGTAATATGTGGTAAATATTTCTCATCAAACCCCATTTCAATTTCTTCATCACAAATACTTAGGTAGTCAGATGGATCAAATCCTGCAGCAGCAATTAAAAATTGACGACTACCACCAGCAAGTGTAAATAAATCTTTAGCCTTTTCGTAAACATCCTTTTTATTCAACCAAGTGATAGGAAGAAATTTTATATCTATGTAGTCTTTAGGTAAAATATCTAAATGTTCATTAATAACTCTCGTTTCTTCTCTTGCTATCTCATTAATATATTGAAAAACTTGTGCAGATATTAAATCTAAATTAATTTGTAAACTGCCTAAATTAGCACTATTACTTTCAGCATTTAATGCAGAACTAGCTATACCTAATCCAGTAGCTACTTTTTTCATATTTTCATCACTTAAAGTATCTTTAATTAATGAAGAATCTTTACTAAGTCTATTAATTTCTGTTCCTGGAGCAAGACTAAGTGTTGAGATCTTTGCTATATTACCACTTGTATTTACTTTTACTGCTCCTTTAAATGCTTCAATAACTTCTTTTTGCTGTGTTGAATTAAGACTAGAAGACCCTTTCTTTTCCCCTTCAGGCAAGATGATATAGTATATACTACTTGCTAATTCACTAATTAATTGATATTGACTATCATCATAATCATTACTTAATTTCATATCCGAAAAAGCCGAGATCCCAAACGGTATCCCATGAGCATCTATTTCATTTGCTTTAGCTTTTAAAGCAATAGTTTTCCTATAATCTAATATAAACCATCTTTTACTAGAATCTTTTCTATAATCCATATATGCTTTTACAAAAGTTTTCGGAAAATTTTTAATTTCATTTAATAATCCATTTAACTTAAATTGATCAAAATACATCATGTCAAATGCAGCAATAGATATATTATTTTGAAAACCAATTATCTTACAGTAATCTAAATCTAAAGGCTGAATCATAAAATTATCATCTAACGATAAACCTTCTAATCTATCAATACTTTCAATAGTAAACATTGAAGTATCTATTTTTTTATTAGATGCGGAAGTATCTCTAAGTGTTCCTATATATTCGCCATCGATAAGTAAATGTCGTAAAATATCTCTAGTTGTCCTATCTATATTCAACATTTTAAGTATTGTATTAAATTTATCTTTTTTTTCTTTCATTTTTGGTAGTTTACTTCTTAAAGTTGTTATATAAGATAGAGTAGGGAGTGCTATGATTCGATCAATTGTTTGCCCATAAATTCCATTAGAACTATATGATTGTCTTGATATAGTCCTTAAAATTTCATTATATATCATAGGATATTTTATATATTGTTTTAAATCACTCATAGATATATAATCTGTATCTAATCTTCCTAATGAAAAAGAATTATAAGACAATGAATTCAATTCTATTTCATTAGAATTAGATAGTGGGATAGTAGATTGATTATTTATGTTATTAGTATTTATTTCTGTTTGTTGTGTTTGAGGATCTTCTTTTTGTTTTTTTGACAATTAAATCCTCCTTTCTTTATTTAGTTTAATATAATAAAATAATTATATTATTATTGACAATTATAATTGTAATATGTTATTATGAAAATGAAAATACAAAATCATAATCTGAATCTTTAACATTTTTTCTATTTTCCTCTTCCATTTCATTTACAACAGAAAGACCATATGCTAAACTAGTCGCTCTATCTCTTTTTGCCGTTTTTACAATACGATCATAAATTATATTTCCAGCATTACTAGTTATTTGTTTAATATTAGATAATTCTTGAATTAATAAATCTGTTTGAATATGCATTAAGAATTCTTCCATAGTTATTTGATCTGTTTTATGTGCTTCATCCATTTCTGTTGAATGTTTTAATAATCTTAAACTACCATTTTCAAAACTTGCTTTTAAATATGTATGCATTGTATTATTACTACCCTGTGTAGCAGCAATACCTCTGATTATTGGTACTGCATTTCTTATACTAATACCTTTTTCATCATTGTCTAATACGAGAGGAGGAAATTCTAAAATTTCTTTTGTTTTTTCATCTTTATATTCCCATGATTCATAAAACAAAGAAGGCAAAGGTTCTCCGTTTCCTCTTATATCAATAATTATTTTTATAGCATTAGGAAATTTTAAATGATATAATTCTCTTATAAACTCTTTTTGATCTGGAAGTGTCATACCATTATGAGTTTTAGTAAAAACTACATCTTTATAATAAGTACCATTACTTTTTTCTTTTAATTTTATAACATGAGTACAAGCATTATCTGAATTTTTTGCATCAGATATAGCAACGTCATGTACTATAATATAAATAGATTTACTTTTTTTAGGTTGTGCTAATTCACATTTATCTAATATTCTACAAGGATTTGTAACATCATATGGATAATAACTTTCTCCACTAGAACCTACAAATTGACCACAATATTCATAAAGAAATATTTCTTCAGTAGTATCAGGTTTATTTCTTTCTTCTTCAATATCTTCTGCATCAAATATCATAGCTTCAATTCCAACTTTATAATCTAATGCACATACAAAATAATTTTTATTTCCCTCTTTCATTTTATCAAAAAAATAAGTAAATCTTTTATATAAATCACTCGTTTTTAAAAAAGCAGAAGATATAAAAATAACTTTCCCTTTTTCTGATTGCATATGATCGATAGCAACTGGTCTTTTTGTTTTTGTCATTGGAATTAAAATTGTTGAAATAACTGAATCAGGAACAAGCCTTGCTTCATCAATTAATAAATAATGAAATCTCCAACTTCTCGCTCCATCACCTTGATTTCTACCAAGAACAATTGCCCTTATTTCACTTCCGTTCCTAAAGTTTACCACACAATCACTAGTACCAGTGCTTATTGGGAAAATTATTTCTCTTGCAATATTAGGATTATTGGCAAGTTCACCTTTAATTTTTTGAATAATTACGTTTCTCGCTTGTTGTCCTTGTCCAGATGCAATACCACATTTTAAACCTTTATAAAGAATAGCAGAACAAACAAAAAAAACTGCACTTATCCAAGATTTACCTAAACCTCTACAACATATTAACATTACATATTGGTATCTTGCCATTGCTCTAAGTATTAATCGTTGGAAAAGGTGAAGTTTCAGACCTAAAATTTCTATAGCGAATTTATCCAAATAAATTCTATAATATGCTATGAATTTTTTCCATTCTTCATCATTAAGATTATCACCTTCATTATTAATTGGATCATAACTAAAACTACTATCTAAATTATCATAATCCCCATCTTTTATATGTCTACTTTTATGACTAAAATTTTTAAATACTGCCATTTTATCACCTACAACGATTTATGAATATTATTAAATTGATCTAATAAGTGTTCAATATCATCTTTATCATATTCATCCATTGCATATATCCAAGTTTTACTTTCAATTTTATCTACAACCTGACATATACTATTTATTCCTGCACTTATACTAGACCTTGAATTTTCACTAAATTGTGCTGATTTAGATAAAGTATCAAAAGTTGCTTGTAAATCTTTATATTTTTTATCTGCTCCATTTACACCATCTAACATTTCTTGATATGCTTTATTAACAGCTAAACTAGCACAACATATTTTTTTTGCATAATCTTTATAACTTGTGGTATTAATTTTAAAATCATTATGTAATCCTGTTAAATATTTATTTAAATAGTTAATATCTGTTTGAGTATATCTTCCATTCCATTCTTCACTATATATTCTTACATTATCTTCAAAAACTTCTTGTGTTGCTTGAGATGAAATTCTTGAAAATATACTATCATTAAATCTTATTATCCCCTGTTTCTTCCATTGTTGCATTGCTGAATTTTTAAAATAAACACCTAAAATATTTTTATTATTTTTTTCTTTTTCATACGTACTATAAAATACTTCATCAATAAAAGGTCTATCCAATAATTCACATATTTTTATAATGGCATTTCTTATATCTGAACCACTTTGTATGTGTCCATTAAATAATTCATAAACACAATTTTTGCATGTTGGGAAAAATTCATTATATAGAGGATTATCAGTTTTAAAAAAGTTTCCTATATTAACAGATTTAATTAATCCACATTTAGTACATGTAATTTCTTTACGTTTTATCTTAGTTATATTTTTTTTTACTGCCATACTAACTAACTCCTTTTAAAACATATATATATTTATATTTATTATCTAATAAATAATCAAATTCAAAATTTTTATATCTTTGTGTAAATTCATTGAATTGTTCTGGTGTATTCTTTCCAAATCCATAATTTTTGTGAAAAATTATATGTAAACTATCAATAATACAAACACCAAGATATTTTTTATGTTTTTCAATACATTGAATTTTAAGAATTTCTAATTCATCTTTTTCATATTCAGATATTGATTGTTTAAAAATTAAATTATTTTCATTTAAAATTTCTTCTACTATTAAATCAAATCCATATAAATGATGTATTGTATCAAATCGTTGATTAGTTAAAATACATTTATATTTGCAATTTATCATAGATTCTTTTTTCCAATCAACAATACAATTTCTTAAATATTCATATAAACTTGATTTGCCACCTTTCCAGTTATGATTATTTTCTCCTGAATTCCTTTCAATAGCACATATAGGACATCCACTACCACTTACTAAATTATTATATGAAATTTGTTGAATATCATTTTTATGTAATGGACATATATATTTTAATTTAGAATCACTATTTATATAATCTTCTTTAGTAGATATAAGAATATATTCTCTTTGTTTAAATAATTCTTCTACTATACTAAAATCCATTCTTTTTTGTTGACTTAACTTATCATATGAACAATACTTACAACCTTGATTTTTATATTTAAAATTTCCGTATCTAATAGATTGAATACCTTTATCTTTATGACTAGGACAAATAAATTCCATATAATCATCTGGACTATAATATTCTTTTGTTAATAAAATTAAATTTCTATCTTCAAATTCTTTTCTAACTAAATCAATATTATTTTTACGAATACTATTTACAATTTTTTCATGAATTTCTGGAACTTTAACTGAAGATTTTACACCTTTCTTTAATAAACATAATTCAATTTGTTTTTTATGTTTATGTTTTTCACAAGCATCTTTAATTATTGGTTGATTTTTATGACT